ACTATACAGAAAACCCAAGTGGAGCTGCATTCTCTTTCGTGGCTAGCAACGCTCCATTAACTGGATCTATTTTAAGAGTTAACTACAATGTTAGTTCAGGTTATCTAATCAGCGGATCAAACTCACTATCAACAGGAGAGGTCCCGTCAGGAACAAAAAATGGAACTAATCCAACATTTACAGTGTTGAGTAATTCATATGTTCCTAGTAGTCTTGAAGTCTTCTTGAACGGTGTCGCTCTCCAAAGAGGAGTTGACTTTGTTGAAACAACGCCAGCTAGCGGTATATTCACAATGCAATCTGGTTATATTCCTGCTTCAACTGATATATTAACTGCTAGTTACCAGGTGTCAATCACAACAACAGGAAATGCAGATACAGTCGACGGATTCCATGCTTCGTCAACCCCAACAGCAAATAAAATACCAGTTCTAGATTCTAATGGTATTATGCCATCAGCTGCGATGGTTGAACAAACAACATCTTCGTCTTGGACAGTTCAAAGAATAGGTGCTTTAAAAATAGCTACGAGACAAATAAGTATGGGTACGTTAGCTGCTGGTGCGTCTGCTAGCTCTTCTGTCACACTACCAGATGGTAAAACATACTCACAAATTCAATCAATCTCAAGTCACGTGAATAACTCAGGAGCGTACGTTGAGTATACTACACTTGGTACACAGTATAGTGCTGGTAGTACGTCAGCAAACCTATGGGTGAGAAACACTGGAGCAGGTACTAGCGGAACAATAGTAATTCATTTAACAGCAATATATTTAGCGTAGGAGAATAATATGCCAAAGATAAAATCATCACAATTAACTCCTGACGAGCAAGGATGGATCACTGTTCCTTATGCTACTGGTTGGGCTGATTACGATGCAGTAGAATGGATGGGTGGCAGATACATGAAAGACTCGTTGGGGTTTGTTCATATGAAAGGTCTTGTAAAGAACAACACAGGATCATCTAAAGCCGGTAATGATACGATATTTACCCTTCCTGTGGGGTATAGACCTTCATTCAAACTTAGGTTTATAACAAATGCTGGTGGTGCCGGTAACTCTGCAGTTCAGATAGATGTATGGACAGATGGTACTGTTAAGACAACTTCTGCTGTTCCAGCATCTGAATGGGTATCAATTTCACCACTTGTATTTAAGGCGGAGCAATAATATGTCGACACAAGTACCAGAATCAACTCTAATTGCAAGAAACAGATGTTCGCTGTATTTAACATCAGATCTTACTCCATTAACAAGTACTTGGTTCAATGTACCTTTCTTGGACGAAGATTACGACACGAACGGTATGCATGAGAACGTAACATATCCTCACCGTATTACTATCAAAGAATCTGGTTATTACGGATTTGGAGCTACGGCTAGATTCAATGCTAGCACGACAGGTGGAATCAAGATTCAAAGATTTAATAGTTCAGGTACAAATATTCGCGGAGGCACAATGACTTTCGTAAGTACTAACTTAAATATTTTAAACATATCGAAAGAGTTCTATCTTAACGCTGGTGACTATCTAGTTATGCAGGTATATACAACAGTATCAACATCAGTAACTCATAACTCAGTGACTGAGCCAGAGGCTAACTGTTCATTTTGGTGTGCAATGAGGAGCAAATAATGTCAAGAACTAAAATACAACCTAGTCAAATAAACAATCAATTTTGGGAAGAAATTGGTCGGGCGTCTCTCGCTTCAGAGGCTGACGTAATTACAGTACAAAACCTCCCTGCACGCAAATATCTGATGATTCTAATTGACTGCCGTGTTGGCTCAGGTGGTAACATTAACGGTATGCTTCGATTCAATAACGACTCGGCAGCAAATTACTCGCGACGTGTTCAAGCTGACTTCGGTACCGCAGGTACTGCTGTAAGCGACAGTAGTGTTTCGCTTGGTAGCTCACTTAACTCTTCGCACATCGCAGAGGCTAAGGTATTCCCTAACCTTGAAGGTCGCCCAAAGCTGGTTATGGCGGAATTCGTTTCCTATAACGGCTCTGACGCCACCACTCTCCCCCTTCACCGTGTTCAGTACGCGAAGTGGACTGGTACAGCAGCGATCAGCCGTGTTGATTATCTGAATAGCGATGCTGGTAACTTCGGTGTCGGTACAGAGCTAGTTGTACTCGGGCACGATTGATATTAACAGCCAAAATAGTTATTCTTTATATAATAACTATAGATGCCGATAGAGCTTATTTGAAAGTCAAAAGTAGAGCGTCAGAAAACTTAACAAAAACAAACTTCCAAAAGGAAACACATGACAAAAATCCAAAAACATCATGTGGGTGTGCTTGTAGAGAAGAACGCTTTTATTGACGAAGGCGACGGGGTGGTAACATTCCCTAAGGGTCTTGCAATAACGGACGACAGCGTCCAGCGTAATGGTACAAGTTACGATATCGAAACTATGGACATCAGTGAATATAAGGGGCAGGTAACTGCAAACCATATTGACACTCTTGAAAATATTATCGCTCGAGTAGAAGGTGTACAGAAAACAAAAAACAAAGTTACGGTAAACAAACTCGTATATGCAGTTAAGGAAAATCCACTTGCACGACTTGCTTACAATCTCTTAGTTAACGGATTCTCAACCGATTTCTCTATCGAAACTTATGGACCATGGCCTGGCGATGAGGGCGTTTACATGAACGCAAAGCTTATCGGACTAAGTCAAGTTGTCGTAGGCAATAACAAGGGAGCAACGGTCAACGCGATCGTTAAGAACTCTCTAGAGCAATCCAAAGAAGACGGTCTGGATACGACAGAAGTAGAAAAGATTCTTGCAACTGAAGTTGAAACAACTATTAGTTCAGAACATACTGAAGAAATTCCCGCCGAATCTGAAGAAGAAGCTAAAGCTCTAGAAGCCAAGGAAGCCGAAGAAGCAGAACAAGCTAAAAAAGAAGCTGAGGAAAAAGAAGCCGCTGATAAAGCAGCTGAAGAAGCCAAAGCAGAAGAAGAAGCTCGTATTGCTAAAGAAGCTGAAGAGGCTGAAGAAGCTAAACGCATTTCTGAAGAAGAAGAAAAACAAAATAACAAAAATGAGGAAAAAGACGAAATGAAATTCGTAACAATCAAAAACAGTCGTGATTTCCCAGTTACCGTTACTTACAAGAACGCTGCTGGTGAAGACGTAGAGACTGTCCTTGAAGCAGGTAAGACTGTAGACGTAGCTGAAGATCAGCAAGAAGCTGTTGAAGCTCAAGTTACTGGTGCTGAAGCTCCTAAGGTTGACAACTCAGCTGAAATCGCAAAAGCTGTTAACGCTGCTACTGCTGATATGCAAGCTCAAGTTGCTGCTCTTAAAGAAGCTTTCGAAAAGTCAGCTCAAGAACCTGCATTTAAGCCAGCTGGTGCTACTAAGTCTGAGAATGCTTACGCTGAACTTGGTTACAAGGAACGCCACGCTAAGCAAATCAACGCTGCTTGGGAATACCTAAAGCTTGGCCGCATCGAAGCTGCTAACACTCTAAACGAACTAAACGAAGTAAACCTTGAAGCTCTTAAGAGCGAAGGTAAAGTTGAAAACACTCTTTCAATCTCTGACTTCGGTAACTTCGTTATCTCTCCTGAACTTCTAACAGAAATTCAAGGATACCGAAACGACTACTCAGCGCTTATCAACGCGACTGACTGGCGTGAAACTCTATCACTAGAATTCGCATGGCTAAAGCGCTCTGGCGACATCAACATGCAATCAGTTGATCTTGAACCAGGTGAAGACGGTGACGGAAACCTTAAGCCAATTAGCGAATACTCTGCTGAACCAGTTGTATCTAAGCTTGAAGAACTAGCTGCTGTTACTCCAGTATGTAACTCTGCAACTCGTTTCCTAGCTGTTGACCTACTTGGTGACGTTGCTCGTGGTTACCGAAATGACTACGACCGCAAGCGTGCACAACTTGTTATTGCTCGTCTACAACAAGCTGTTGCTGCAAACTCAAGCAACTCAATTGCTTACACTGCAACTCCTAATACTGCTGAATCACTTACATCATGGGTACAACTATGGGCTAAGGTTGCTGAAACTACTATCAACGGTACTTTCATCTTCAACATGTCTACGTTCGCTCTGATCCAAAAAGCTGCAGTTGACGCTGGTGCTAACGGTCCTCTAGCTGGTATCTTCCTAACAGGTGATGTACCAACAATCTTCGGACGACCATTCATCGTTGTTCCAAACGACCTAATGCCTGCTCTAAACTCAGGTGCTACAGTTACTCACGTAGTTGAAGGCGCAAACGTCGTTGTTAACCACGCTGTATTCTACTTCGACCTATCAAACTTCACGGGACGCACAAGTGGTGGTCTACAATACGACCTATCAACAGAAGCTGCCTACGAACAAAATGGTGTTGTAAAGTCAGCTTACCAACGCAACGAACTTGTACTTCGTGGATCATTCTTCCGCGGTGGTGCTATCCTTGATGACGCTCGCGTTTCAGGTATGACTTCAGCTGTTGCTGTATCAGTAAGCTAATCTTAATAGCTTAATAAAACAAAAAATATAGGGATAATCTAAGGTGAATCTTCAAAAATATACTGAGCTAACTGGCATCGAAGTACCTTCTTCTAAAGAAGCTTCAGTCAAAGCACATATTCGTAGAACTCAGGCTAAGCTTGAATCTATGCTAGGATTCACCTTAGACTCTCGAAAAACAAACACGAACATTTACAACGAACTAGGCAAGACAAAAACAGAGTTGTCTTGCCTGAATGTAGAGACATCTGATCTTCTTCCTGCTGATGAAGTAATCGGCTCATACCGTCTATATAGGTTTAACAGTGCAGATGAATTTCTTCATATTGATCCTTTCGTTAATATTAATAAGGTTAAACTTGTTCATATTAAAACTGGTGATTTTGATGAAGCATCTGGTGTTACTCTTAAGACGTTTGAAGATAACGAGGTATATGCTCAAATTGGTAGAGATGGTATTGGTAAATATATCCTTCGCCACCCTCAACTTTTCTGCGGCTGCAGTCATAATCACAAGCACGAAGTTCAACTAGCAGTTGATGCTAACTGGATGTTTGAAGGCTGCCTACCCCTTGATCTTCAATATGTATGGGCTGATATGGTTGAATATTATTCTAATCCTAAAAGCCGTATTCGATCTGAATCAATTGAAGGACACTCGTACACTAAGTCTGAAATAGTCGCTCCCGAAACTGAAAAAGAGAATCTAGCTATCATTCGTAAATATGCTGGACCTTATGGCTCAGTATCGGTGATGCCTGTATGAGCGTTCCACTAGATTATAAAGATACTGTTGCAATCTATAAGGTAGATTACAATGGCTATGGCGACAAAACTATAGAGTCAGTAAATAATATAGCTGCACTATTCTTGCAATCAACAGGGTCATCTCATGAGCTCCAGAGGGATACGATTGATACAACCGCTCATGCATATCTAGATCCTGAACATCCTTTCGTCATTGACAACGCATTTCGATTAGAAGGAATGCTAGTAAAGGCTAATCCATTTGGATCAGAAGAGTCACAAGCATGGTATAAGATCAATAGAGTAGTTGTCGGTCAAGACAAACTTCTCGGTAACAACATAGATAATGTTCATATATATCTTGCAAAGAGTATTGGACTTACAAATGTCAGTTAAGATCACAAGCCACACTTCAGAGATCGTCGCAAGAGTAGAAGCAAATATTCCACTGGCAATTAGATTTCTACTTGATGATATTGATAGCACAGCATTCCCTAAGACTCCAAAAGACAAAGGTAATCTTCGTCAAGACACCATTAAAACGGTTATTGGTAAAAGAGGACTTATCATGTGGAAGAAAGAGTATGCTATCTATCAGGAAAATAAACAGTATCAGCATTACACTACTCCTGGAACTGGCCCTCACTTCGCTGAGAACGCTGTTTCATCAGCTGTAGATAGATCTGAACAACACCTAAGAAAGGCTAGAGTAATTCAATAATGGACGAATCAATTGATACATCAACCATTACTGGTTCTTTCGCTCAATTCTTAGTTGATCAAGGTATCGCTACATTCGGGCAAGACCTTTACACTAGTAAAGTGCCTAACTCTCTCAACACTACTACGAAACTGTATTGGTTAGTAACATCTGGTGGAAGCCCATTAATTAAGCTTCGAACAGGTGAAATTGTTAAGTTGTATACAATAAGAATATACTACCGATCAGATAGCGCGAAAGACGTTGAGAAGAAACTCTTTCAACTTGAAGAACTTCTTAACTGCTCAAGATGCGTTGAACTAACCAATTTTGAAGTAGTTGAAGTTGATGTCACCCAATTTCCTTCTGATGAAGATATAGATTCAGAAGAGAGAGAAGTTGGTATGCTTCAGGTAAATATAAAAACATATAAAAAGGAGTGCTAATAAAATGGCATTAGTAAAAGGTCCATTCGACGTAAAGTGGGGTTCAAACACTCTTAAAGACGTGTCTGAAATCTCTCTAGACTTCTCACAGGATTCTAATGAGTATTCTACATTAGACAACCGTAAGATCACAGTCGACGGCGCTATTTCTTCATCAGTAACTATTACCTTCCTTGGAAGCGATGTTGCAGCACTAGCAGCTGTTCTACCTCAATACCACGTTGCAAACGGTGGTACACTTTCAAGCGGTGAAACTGTTACAGACGAAGATGGTGCAATCGACGTTAAAGCTGCAGCTTGTGACGCTGAGCAGGTTTACAACGACCTAGACGTTACAGCTTGTGGAAACCCTGGACAAGTGTTCCGTCTTAAGAACGCTCGTACATCAATTGATTCTATGGAATTCGCAGACAACGCTATCCGTACTGTATCAGTTATCTTCCGTGGAGAACCTGACCAAGGTGTTGCAAACATCCAGTTCTTCAAAGAAGGCGCAATCAACACAGTCAGTTAATCAGTTTAACACTTAACAATAAGGAAAACCTATGAGTTCGTACAACCTAACCGATAATGTAAATGATAGCTTCGTATTTTCACTACGTGGAAATAAGTTTGAAATGCGTTATCCAAAAACTTCTGAGCTGGAAGAAATCCAGCAAATAACCAACGAGTTACAGGAAAAAGAAGGTGACAAAGAAGCAGAGAAAGCTCTTAACGAAAAGTTAATTGATTCTCTATATAGCTTCATCTCGCCTGTAGATCATGATGTTCAGATCAAAGAAGCTCTCAGCAATGAGAACATTAAGGTCCTCCAGAACTTCAACACGATGATCAAGTCCGAACTCAGCGTTTAAGTAAATGGCTGAAATTAAGGTAAAGCGAGTTGGCTCTTCTAGAAAGAGAACTTCTCTTCGTGAACAATATGCAACTGTGTGTTACTTTTACCCACAGTATACATTAAAAGACGTTCAAGAGATGCCAGCTCGTGACCTTAATCTACTTTTAAAAACAGCACAAAAGCAAGAAGCTATCAAGATGTATAACATGACATCGATTGTAGCTGCACCTCACTCAAAGAAACAAGTGAACGTGAAGAAATTATTAGATTATTTTGGGAATATAGCAAAGGATTAGTTAATGGCAGGAATATCAGGAGGTTCAGTAGTTTGGATTCTCGACGCTGAAACTGGCCAATTCACTAGGGCTATGCTACAGGCCGAAAATCAGGCTAAATCTACCGGTCAAAAGATCGATAGAGAGATGCAAAGTACATCATCATCTATTGCTAAGTCATTAGATGGTATCGGTAGAGACATGCAGAGCATTGGAAAACAAATGTCTCTTTATGTTTCAGCTCCTATCGCAGCTGGTTTTGGTACAGCTGTTAAATCTGCTGGTTCATTTGAATCAAGTCTTTCACAACTAAAGTATGCTTCAGGCGCTACTGCTTCTGAAATGGATCAGTTGACTGCTGTTGCAAGAACACTAGGTAAGGACACTGATCTTGTAGGTGTTACAGCAAAGGACGTATCTGCAACAATGATCGAGCTATCAAAAGCCGGTCTTGATGTTAAAGATACTCTAGCAGCAACAAAGGGTGTTATGGCTCTTGCTCGCGCTGGTAATATGGACTTTGCAGATGCTGCTATCATTGCTTCAGGCGCATTAAATGCTTTCGGCTTTGAAGGCAAAGATGCGATTAAGGTCGCAGACGCTCTAGCAAATGGTGCGAATGAATCACAAGCAAGCCTTCACGACTTAGGTCTTGGTCTTGCAGCCTCAGCAACAGTAGCAAAACAATTCAAGCTATCATTAAATGATAACGTTACAGCTCTTGCTCTATTCGCAAACAACGGTATCAAGAGTTCAGACGCCGGTACATCACTAAAGACAATGCTTATTCAACTTGCAACTCCTTCGAAAGAAGCTGCAGGCTTAATGAAACAACTTGGATTTAATGCATATGACGCTCAAGGTAACTTCGTTGGTCTTCGTGAAATGTCTCTACGACTAAATCAAAGTCTTCAAGGCTTAACTGACGAACAAAAGCAAGCTGCACTTGCAACAATCTTCGGATCAGATGCATTCCGTGCGGCAGCAATTCTAAGCGACAATGCTGGTGCTTCTTATGATAGAATGTCAGCAAAAGTTGGACAAACTGGTTCAGCTATTGGTGCTGCTGCTGCTCAACTAGGTCCTTACGAAAAGCAACTAGAAGCATTCAAAAATGCTATGTCAGAATTAGGACTAGTGATCGGTGAGAAACTTCTACCTAAGGCTACTGAGCTAGCCAAAGGATTAACAGATGTTATTAATAAGTTCGGTGAACTTGATCCTAAGATTCAAGACTTTATTATTGGAGCTGGACTCGTAGCAGCTGCAATTGGTCCTGTTACCTTCGCTTTAGGAACTTTTGCTAGAGCTATCGGTACAACAATAACAGTTGTCTCTGGAATTTCTAGAGGTATTGGAGCAGTTGTGACTTGGTTAACAGTATTTGGTCAAGGGTTTGCAAATGCGAAAGTAGCCGCGTCAGTATTCAGCGGTGTTGCAGGTACATTAGGTGGTATCGTTCGAACAGTACTTGTTAGTTCTCTAAACATATTAATGGTTGCTCTAAGAGCAGTTGGTGCTGCATTTATGGCTACTCCGTATGGTTGGATTATTCTAGCAATTACTGCAATTGTAGGCGCATTCATTTGGCTATGGAACAACGTTGAAGGATTTAGAAACTTCTGGATTGGTCTATGGAATGGACTAGTCACTGTAGTTCAAGGATTCTCAACAGGCGCGACTCAATGGCTTACATCTTTTGTAACTCAGTTCCAAGCTTTATTCTCGGGAATTGGTAGCTTCTTCCAAGCAATTTGGGGTGGTATCGTAGCTTACTTTACATGGGTTTGGAATACTGTTATTTCAATCTTTACGACAGTTGGAGCAGTTATTGGTGCAGTAGTAAGTAGCATTGTCTCATTCTTCCAACCGTTAATTCAAATCTTCCAATTCATTGGTTATGCTATCGCAGCGTTTGGGCAAATTGTCTTTACGATCTTCTCTGCTATTGCTCAAATTGTATGGACAGTAGTTAGTACTATCGTTCAAATTATAGGAGTAATTCTATACGGATCTTTCCTATGGCTATGGAACAACGTTCTAATTCCTACGTATAACTTCTTTGTTATGATCTTTACGAACATTCTAAACTTCTTAATTGGTGTCTTTACAACAATCGGAAGCTTTATCGCAACCGTTTGGAATGCTTATTTAAATATAATTATAACTGTAGCAACAACAATTTGGAACTTCATCGTCACTGCATTTAATGCTATAATGGGTGTAATCACTTCTGTAATGAATGTCATCCTCGGAGTTATCTCAGCAGTATGGAATGCAATATGGAGCGTCATTGGTCCAGTAGTTACGACAATCGTAAACTTTGTTGTTGAACGATTTAACAATCTGATGAATAACGTGATGAATGTTTTCAACTCAATCAGAAGCTTCATTACAAATGCAATCAATGCAGCGGCAAGCGCAGTATCTGGCGCGATTGGAAATGTTGTTAACTTTGTTAGAGATGGACTAAATAATGCGTACAACACGGCATCTAACTTTGTAAATCAATTTACAAGTGCAGGTAAGAACGTTATCGACGGTCTAGTTAAAGGTATTTCAGGTGGTGCTGGTGCGGTTGTAAATAAGGTTAAAGAAATTGCAAGCGGCGCTCTAGACGCAGTTAAGAGTTTCTTCGGAATTAAATCACCATCACGTGTTATGGCCAAGATGGGTGACTATATGATGGAAGGTTGGACTAAAGGTATTAATCGATCAGCTAGTGCAGCAATAGATGCAGCGCAGAAAGCTTCTGAAGGCGTTCTGGGAGGCTTTAGTTCTCTATCAGATAATTCTATAAACGTGACAGCTAGCGGCTCTCTGACAGGCTCTCTTGCGCCTATATCATCAAGCGACTACGGTGATGTTGACAGTACAACAAAGGTATATGAATATCAAATTGGATCAATCACAATCGGCAACGAAGTAGATGGCGAAGCATGGCTACAAAAACTAACAAAGAACCAAGAGATTATTTCGAATGGTATAACGCCACAAACGAGGTATAACTAATGAACGACGATTTTTCAGTATCATTCGCGGGTAATGACATCAACGCTATCTCTGGCGCTGAAATCTACAACCATAACTTTAATAATCTACCATCTCGAGATATTAAGATTAACAAGCTTGCTCGTCAAGATCTTTCAATCATTACATCGTCAGAGTATTCAGCTAAGAATATTACAGTCAATGTAAAGGTAAATGGTGGAACTGAACGTTCAGCAACAGAGGACGTTATTCGTGTTCTTAAGTCTCGTGTTCAAGCTCAAAACTCTTCACTTGTAGTTTCGCAATCAGGGATAAAAGTTGAGTATACAGCAACAATGAATGAGTTTGAAATCAACTGGATTTCTAACGCTACAGCGCTGGTGACAATTAACTTTATAGCAAGTGATCCAATCGGCCGCGGTATGACAATCGAAAACCTTGCAATCTTAACTGGGCAAACATCTGGTCTTAGCGCAATCCCAATCACGGTTGGTGGATCATCAGCCGCAAAGACTTCAATTACGATTGTTGTTCAATCAGTAACAGGTGGTACAGGAGCATTCATTCAACTTCTAAATGGAGCAACGAACCAAGGTATTAAGATTACCAGAAACTGGTCTAACGGTGACACTCTTATTGTTGACTCAGCTAATATGCAAGTTACAGTAAACGGTGTCCTAACAGACTTTTCAGGTATCTTCCCGATGTTCAATACAGGGGCTCAGCAAATTAAATATAATGATAGTTTCACGACAAGAACATATGACATGTCGGTAACATATAAGCCAAGATTGGCATAAGGATAATAAATTATGGCAGCAACACCATCAAATGCATTAATTACTTCCGTTCTAAACTCAATTACAGGAGATACTCCTTATATTGCGCTTTATACAAATAACCCAACGGCGGCAGACACAGGTACTGAAGTTACTGGCGGTAGCTACGTGCGAAAATCAGTATCTTTCGGTTCAATTACAAGTGGATCAGTTTCTAACGTTTCAAGCATCACATTCAGTGGAATGCCTAATACGACTGTTAGTCACTGGGGAATTAAGAATGCATCAACAGGCGGTACGCTAAAAGTATTTGGAGCTTTCACTACTCCAATTGTTCTACAAGCTGGTGACGACATCACAATTGGTGTTGGTCAATTAACAGTAAGCCTATCAGGAAGCTAGGTAAACTAAATGTCAGTTTCTGTATTCTACGTAGATGCCCACAACGGTATCACTGACGCACAAAATGTTTGGGCAAATGACGCAAACGCTTTTAACGGCGATATCACTTCTTCTGCTACAACAACCACTCCTGGTGGCGCTACAAATAATGCTCTTACAGGTTTAGGAACAAACGCTGACATTGTAAAATATACTGGTCCAATAACTCAAGTGCGAACTAGAATCTTTGGTACACCTCCTAGCTCGAGCGCTTTCTTATTCGGATATGTCACAGGAGGGCCAAGTGCCCTTTCCGGAGGAGTATCTCCATTCGTAACAGGAACAACTACGGCATCATGGGGCGCGTGGGTAAATATGAACGTTCCAAGCGGTGGTTGGACATGGCAAAAAGTTAAGGACATTAAAGGTACATTTTACTCTAGCGCTGCTGGTACTGCTGTCGCATATCAGATTCAAGTTGAAGTGACATTCGATGCTCCAAAAGCTGAAACTTTTATTCATAGTTTTCCTGGCACAACACTAGACACGTCAGTCTGGACACCATTTACGTTTGGCACAGGCGTGATCTCTGTTAGCGATAGAGTAATGCTTGAATACAATGGTGGTAGCACGAACAGCGCAAGTATTACATCTAAAGTCGCATACGATCTTTCTAGTTCATATCTATATTTCAAGATGGATGTGAATGCAGCTGGAGGCGCGTGCGGTCTTACCTTAACAGGTGACTTATACTTAGTCATTAGCGGAACTGACGTGAAGGTATACTGCGGCGGTGCAGCTAGAATTACTTATGCGTTCTCTGATCAAGCATTATATTTTAAGGTTAGGGAATCAGCAAGTACGTTCTATCTAGACACATCTGTTGATAATGTAACTTACACAAACAGAGGATCTTTTTCTCTAGTTCCTTATGGACATAACTTAGTAGCGAACGTAATACAACCATATTTCTGGATTAATTAGCATGGAAGGTAAAGCATAATGGCAGGCGGCGGCGGATCAACATACTCATCAGTTGAGATTTTCACAATTAACACTCAAGCTGTTAATCACATTACAGTATCTATTTCTGCTGGCTTGGTCATTGGCGGAAACCTATCTGGAAAGAAGACTGCGAAACCTGCAATAAGTGGATCAATGTCCATCGATGGTTCAGTTGGTTACGAAGTATTTGAAAACTCAGCTAGAATTGAAAAGAAAACATATCTCTATAAAGTATATGATGAATCAAATAATTTTGTTGGCGTATGGGATGATGTCATTTCTGAACCAAACTGGTCTCAAGAACTTAACTCAGCTGGATCGACAACAACAGTTAAGCTCGCTCGTAACTCAGATTCAAGTGTTATTGATCTCCCTAGACTTGAAGACTCATCTAGTGGTTTTGTTCTAGACACATACTCTGATTACATCTACACAGTTAACAAGAGTCCTCAAAAGATTGGTCCAGGCTCAAACGTTAATCATAACTACCGAGTCGATATTTGGGTGTTCTATGGGGCAAACCCACATGATCTTCTTTCTGTAGGAGCTCCTAACGGTAAACTTAAGTTCAGTGGTTTCATTAGCGAAATTAACAGTAAGTACGGTGATGAAGAAAACACAGAAGTTCAGCTTACAAGCTATGGTTATGACTTAGATCAATATCCAGTTACATCTGGAAAACTAATTGACAATGGTCACTTCAATGTTAATACCGGCGGTTGGACTGGGTTTAACACAACAATAGCAAGAGATACAACAACGTATCACTCTGGCGTTGCATCTTTGAAAGTAACTTTTGGATCACAATCAAATCGTGTAGTTTATATTACAACTCCTGCCTGGTTATCTGCTGGATCAACCGTATTAGTTACAGGCTGGGCGAAGAGTGTGAATGCGACTGCGGCTGTTGGGGTGAATCAAGGCGGAACATCAACTGAAACACCTGCTACAGTAGCAATCAATAACTCAACATGGACATACTTTGAAATTACGGTAGCAGCAGGATCAGCACCTTCAGGTAATTTAGATTTCTATTGTAACGGAAGCGACTTCTATCTTGACGATGTTCAAGCATATGCAATTACGCCTGCAAGTAACTCATCAACAACAGTAGCGTTCAACAGTTACGACCCAAGTAGAATCATCATCGAAGGAATGGATCAGTTCAATCTTAATAGCGGTGCTCCTACATTCACGACATATTCTAATGCATCGATAAGCCCAACTAACACTGTTGTTAGCTACACATTCAAGGCAAACACTTATAAAGAATTACTTGATAAAGTTGTTCAGCTTGCACCAAGCGGATGGTACTATTACGTAGATCTTGCAACAAATGAAGTACACTTCCACAAGATTTCTACTACGGCTCATCATACATTTTATCTTGGTAAACATATCAAAACATTAGATGTCAAGAGCTATATTGGAGATGTTGTTAATGATGTTCTATTCACCGGTGGTGGAGAGCCAGCGCTATATAAGAGATACACACAAACCCCTGTCGCAGGAACTCGTAGAGGTCTTCAAAAGATGTCTGATAACCGAGTCACTTTGGCTTCATCAGCTGATCTTTTAGCGAATGGCGAAATTGATGAAAAGAAGAGCATTCAATATCGATCAACTGTAGAAATTCTAGATAAGGCATATGACATTGAGAACATAGCTATTGGTCAGGTTGTAGCATTTAGAAACTTTGGTAACTACGTAGACAATTTGAAAATGCAGATTGTTGGTCTGTCGTATGCTCCTGATTCAGTTGTTCTTCAGCTTGACACGGTTCCACCTTCTGTTCCAAAGCGTCTTGAGGATCTAAAGAGAGCACTAAATAATCAAGAAACTGATGCAGTTCCAACAACGCCGTCATAAAATATAAGCTGTCATTGATATAATTAATATAGAAAACCGGAGAAAAACAAAAAATGAAAATAATGGATTATGGAAATATGTCGACGCCGACGTCGCCTGACGCGCTTCTTATCCATGACAACGAATCGAATACAACTAAGCACATTAAGGTAAGCGATTTCATTTCAGTTCTTTATCCTATTGGTAGTATTTATATCAACGCAACAAACTCATCTAATCCTAGCTCACTTCTAGGCTTTGGCACATGGGAAGCATTTGGTGCAGGACGAGTTCCAGTTGGTATAGACTCAAGCCAAACTGAGTTCAATACAATTGGTAAAACTGGTGGAGCTAAAACTGTATCTCTAAATGAGTCTCAAAATGGACCTCACTCACACGGTGTGTATGACCCTGGCCACTCTCATGAATTCGTTCTATACGGTTCAAACAGTGAAGTCGTTACAAACTCTCGAGACATTGAGTGGTCTCACAGTGTAGACGCATACTCTCGTCGAACAAGCCACGAATGGACAGGCATTGGTATTTATAGTTCAGGTTCAGGCGCTCCTCACAATAACCTGCAACCTTACGTTACTGTTTACATGTGGAGACGCACTGCGTAGGAGATGACAATATATGACATTGATAAATTACATCTTAACAGCGTTCACGATCGCATCTATCTTAGGGACTATAGCAGCTTCATTCTACGGAGTTAGAAGTAAGACAATCATTACAACACTTAGAGAAAGTAATGATGCTTATAAGGAGAGAAACGCACAGCTAGAAACTCAGCTTGAAGCGTTAACAACAGAATATGCCGCTAAAATCAATGAATTAACCGGTCGTGTAAATACACTAGAAAAAATCAAGACACCACCTTTAGCTCCTATGATGAAGTTAATGCAAGATAACCATAAGGAAGTCATGAAAGCTATAGCAGCCGATAAGGAAAAGAAATAATGAGTAGACAAGAGGAATTAGATCACAAGATTGATAACGCTAATAGCGTTATTAAAGCAAGTTCGATTAGTGCTCTTGTTATATTCTTTGGCACACTCATTCTTATTATTGTCCAGTTAGTATCAATTCAACATCAAATTGAAAATGCTCTCGAAGCAAACAAACAAACGATCGTTGCTGAACACAAGAAAACTCAACAGTATATTAAATGCGTTGCAAGTACACAGCTCTTACCATTATCAGATAGATCAAAAGAGATGTTCGACAAATGTGGTATTGATGTAGACGAGCCAGAATCTTCTAAGTCATCTAATGGATCTACTCGACAGTCTTCATCGCCTTCTGTGCAAGCACAACCACAAGTCTACGGTACTCAATCAGATCAAGGATCCCAACAGTCTGTATCTCCTCAGCAAACGTCTCAACCTCAACAACCAGCGCCTACATCTCCTCAAAATCCTGGAACTCCTTCTCAACCAAACGATAATCGTCCGATAATTTCAATACAAGTTCCACAACCTCAGTCAATCTTAGACCAACTAATTAAATAAGGAAATAAAAAATGGCATACAATTACATTACAAATAGAGATTCTCCAAACTACACACCTAACGCAAGTGTTGGTGCCGTTTTCGGTTATCCCCGACAAATTGAAGGTATTACAATTCACTGGTGGGGAGATCCTGCTCAGAATCCTAGCTTTGAAGGTATCGTAAATTACCTTTGCCGAGCCGGTGGCAATTCATCAGCTCACTTCGTTGCAACTGGTACAAATAGGCAAGTTGCGTGTATTGTTAGCCCAGCTGATGCAGCTTGGCATGCTGGTTCTTCATGGGGAAATGCTCGTACAATTGGTATTGAAGTAGACCCTCGAGGACGAGCTGAAGACTTCGACGTTGTTGCTGAGCTTATTGCAGATCTTCGATCAGCTTATGGTGACGTTCCTCTATATTGGCACTCTTACTTTACACCTACTCAATGTCCTGGAGTTTATCGAGATGCTATCGAACGACTTGACGCTCTTAGCTACACTAAGTACAGCCATGCAACTGAATGGGGTAAAGGTGGAAACAAAACTTCTCCAGCTCCAGCGCCAGCCCCAACGCCTACACCAGTTCCAACTCCTGTAACTCCTCCGGCTATTGTTGAAACAAAGAAAACAACATACGAAATTCCAAAGACCTTCAAGATTACAGCAGCAACAACTCTTGCAAATATCCCTGATGGTAGTGCATACAATAAAACCGTCTACAAAATTGGTGATGAAATTAAAGACGTTGTTGAACTATTTGAATACTCAAATGGTGCTAAGTTCTATCGAACTAAGTATGCTCGTGACAGCGCTAAGAAGATGTATGGTTTCCCAGCTGGTTCACTAGTTGAAATCGTACCACCTAAACCAGCCCCAGAAGTTGTTATCCCTTCTCCAACAACTCAAACTCCTGATGGCAACCCTCTGCCAGACACGGGAAAGCCAATCACAGAAAAAGATGGCTACACAGAAGAAGATCGTACTAGAGACAATGCGATGTTAGTAATTGTTCAAGAGATCTTGAAGCTACTAAAATCAGTATGGGGATCTCTAACAAGTCTTCATAAAAAAATTAAATAAAAAGGAACAGTAAAGATGTTTACAAAACTATTTTGGAAAGACGCAGCAGAACGCGCAATCGCAACTTTTGCTCAAACTATTATTGCTATCATAGCAGTACTTGCTCCAACCTCTGATTTGACTCTTATGCAAATCAACTATCTCCCAGTATTAGCAGTAGGTGGAGTAGCAGCAGCGCTATCGGTGTTAAAATCACTAGCTGCTGCTAGAAAAGCTGGAACTGACACTGCATCGCTTGTTGTCGATTCCAAAGAACTAAACTAACCAAAGGAGGAAAATGGGAATACTACTAGCTATAATTATCGGTGGTCTAGCAGGATGGATAGCCAGCATCTTACTAAACCGTGATGGAAGCCAAGGTATTGTACTAAACGTAATCGTTGGTATCATAGGTGCGTTTATCGCAAACGTACTTATTGCTCCACTTATCGGTGTAGCTGCTAGCGTTACCGAACTTTCGCTTTCATCTTTCCTGATGACTGTAACAGGTTCTGTGATTCTGCTAGCAATTGTAAATCTATTTACAAGAGGCCGAGTTCGTTAAGAACCCCATGTGACGCCCAGGTTATATCCAAACTCTTAGATGAATATCTTAGCATAAAAAACTATAGTGTTCATCAGAGAGTCCCTGGTAAGCCCACAAAGGAAAAGAGACTGAGTAATACAGTCTCTTTTTCTATATTATGCTTTTGGCCGTCTACCAACGTGATAGTACGGACAATGTTGACACTTGTATGGTTTTACAAAATCTATCTTATTAGCATTTGCTGTTCTAGCCGCTTCATAGTTTGAATGACGTATTTTTCCATAGCAAGAAGCTAATTCGTGAGGACTTTGCTTTGCACCATTTCGTATCTTCCGCTTGATGATACTGTGCTTTGAGCCCATGGCATATCCTTAAGAGATTTTACCTAGGAAGAATGTACCAACTGCGATGACAGTTCCAACTAGTAAACCAATTAGAAAGTATTCGCGGCGTGAGTTATTGAAAAAAACCATTGTGTTGATTTCCTTTATATTACTTTAATGGGATGCTAAAGATTGTTGATCCACCGGCATTTGTGGTTGGTAGAATACCATTCCACTTGTCGATTGCGTACTTCTGCAGAAGTTCTGGTGTCAAAGTTTCTTGCTGAAGTCGTTGTGCTTCTGCGTCTGCCTTAGCCTGTGTAATCTTCTTTTCAGCTTCAATCTTAGTTTGCTCGAGTTGTTGCTTAGACTTTTCAACTTCTTGCTGAGCTACTTGAACTGCTTCGATTGCGTCATTATATTGCTGGCTTAGAGCGAAGTTTGTGATATTAACATCAACTACTTCAATGCCATACTTCTCAAGACGAGTCTTAATAACCGCGAGAGCTTCAGACTTAACCTCAGGACGCTTCGTGATTAACTCACGAACAGTATACTTAGAGGCTGCTGCTTTGAAACTTTCTTGAACTGCTGGGATAACTACGTTTGTTTTGTAGTCTTTACCTAGAGTCTTGTAAACGTCTAGAGCAGTTTCGTTCTTAATTCGGTAGTTAAGAGCAATTGTCGCTGTCGCATCTTGAAGATCTGAAGAAGCTGCTTTAGATTCTTGCTCTTCTTTCTGAACACGAATGTCCATCTTCGTTAGCTTTTCGATTGGCCATGGAAGCTTGATAGCTACGCCGCTCTTTTCTACTCGGTTTACCTCACCATATCGTGTGATAATACCGACTTGTCCTGCATCAACTGTTCGGAAACAGAAGATGAAGAAGTATAGTGTCGCCAAGATAATAAGCACAATCGTGATTAATACACGCTTTGCTGTCTTATCAAGAGCAACATCGTTTGGATTTTTTTCCATTATTCCCCTTTCTATTGTTTGTAGTAATTAAAATTATAATCCTTATGATTGAAAAAGTACATATAAAAAAGAGGCTATAAAGCCTCTAATTTATTTTTTAACTCTTAATCTAATAGATATATAAGAATTGTGAAGCAGGAACTGTACGAGTGTTCATTTGGTAAAGACCACCATAATTCATTTCTGAAATTGTGATCATATTCCCGTTAACTGCCGTAACGTATGCAACGTGGTTTTCACCAATTGCCATAGCTGCTGCGCCTACAGCTGGAGCTGATCCAACTGCTAGTCCTTGGGCTTGAGCGCTGTAATACCATTGGTTTGCGTTACCTAAACTATTTGGTAGATTAGGTTTCATATTCTTGACGTACCAAGTACAATAACCAGGAGCGTAAGTATTACCAGCTGTTTGAGCGTAAGAAACTACAGGAGCTGATTGATAAACTGGTTGAAGTTTAGCTTGCTCCGCTTCTGCTTCAATTCGCTTCTTTTCTTCAATTCTAGCTTTAGCATCTTCGATTTCAGCTTTTAATCTAGCGATCTCTTCAGAAAGTGATTCCTTAGTCTTGACAATTTCTTCTGACTTTTTCTTTACCTCTTCGACTTTAGATTCTGTGGTCTTCACAGCTTCAGTCTTTTTGTCAAGATCAGTTTTCAACTCAATGATTGGATCTTTTTGATTTTGCAAAGGACTTTTTAATTCAAGCATACTAAGGTCGATAGCTTGATTCTTTTCAACCTTAGCTGAAGGTGTTTGGGCAAATGCTGTCGTACTTGATATTACTGTTGTTAGTATCAATGTGAGTAGTATGATACTCGATCTATAACACTCTTTCATTATTGGCATTCCCATAGTTGTGAACCTGATTTCCACATAGCTGCAGTAACATTTGCATTTGCTTCAGCATCAAAGACACTTGCTCCTGCATAGCCATGATCTGCCGCTCGCTTAGGCCAATAATTTGTTAAATGTTGGAATAAACCTGAAGGATAGTGACGAACACCCTTCACTTCTTCAAAATAACCGTAGTTAACTGCACTTGGATTCCATGTAGATTCGCATTTAGCTAACTCATAGAACCAATCAGGGTCTAAACCATTTTTAATTGCCGCGTTACGAATAATTGACTCAACATTTCCGCTTGATGCAGATGCAGTCTTTGTCATAGTAACTGTATCAACAAGATTTGCCGATGCAGATGCTAATTTATTCTTTGCTTCTAACTTAGCTTGAAGCTGAGATTCTAGTTCTCGCTTATGCTTTTCTAGCTCAGCTTTTTCATCATTGAGTTTCTTTACTTCCTCTTCTGATGCTTTGTTCTCGTTAGTAGCTTTATCTAAATCTTTGTTAATAACATCGTATTTAGATTCTAGTTCCTTCAACTCTGAGCCCATGCTTTTTAATTGCACTTCTCTAAGCTTTAGCTTATTGTTGTTGGAGACTATGGTGTTAATTCCAAGAATAATAAATGCAATTACAAGTACTATTCCTAAAACTAATGTTAATTTACGCATAATCTAGTCCTACCTTTTTAACGAATTAAACTGATAATAATGGACCGTTATATCTCCTATTTTACTTTTTAAGAAACTTATTGAGCAATAAGTAGGCAGCATAGCTAGCTGCAGGAAGAGTCAGAATTTTAGTGGTGTTGTCATCTGTTCCGATGAAAATGATCACCGTGCTAAATACAATACTAGCAAAAATTGTGACTTGCCATAAAGCAATTATAACATTCTTAGTCGAAATCCAGAAACCTTGTTCCTCGGATTTAGCTAACTTTTGCTTAGCCGCTACTTCAGCTTTCATTTTTTTGATATCGATGTTTGTTGTTTTTTCTTGTGTCATGTATATCCTTTTCTATTAGATGTTGACTTTATTATCTTATCACGCTTGTGCCGAAATGTACATAGTTTTTAACAAAAAAGTGCGAAAAACTAATAGTTTCCGCACGATTTAGTGTAATTTGATGCCAAGTATTCGTCTAAGCTTCGGCTACCTTGCTCACGATTATGCCTTGGACAGCCAGCAAATATATTATTTAAGTCAGTTGCTAATGACGGGAATCTAGCTCTAGACTTATCATGGCATAGATTAAGCCTATAGACTCCATACTCTTCATTGTCCTTGTCGTCTAATGGAGCTCCACCAACTTTACAATATCTATAACCGTAAAAATCTGGAGGATTCTGTTTTTTCCATTCAGCCGCCGCTGCATACCATGCTTTAGTTCTTTTGCCAACTTTGTTTATTGGCTTGGGAGCTTTTTTAGGAAGAGGATTTTCTAACCTTTTCTTTGAAACTTTTGGAATAGGTTTGAAAGGTTTTTTCTTACAATAGAACTTACTATGACCAACCTCATTACAAATCTTACATACTTTGTTTGCTTGCGCCACTTTTTAATTACCTTATTAAAAGATCGAACATGAGCTTTCCACCATCGAAGAATGATGTAAGGAAGATCAGTAGGATTACTATATCTAATAGGAAGATTATTGTCCATACGAAGCTTTTTAATGCTCGCAGAACTGAAGCTGGTGATATTTGGTCGTCCTGTTTTCTTAAAGTCAAATCGTTTTCCATAGTAATATTTACTCATTAATACCCTCTTGAAGCGGCTTTGTTTTGGTCTTCAATTAGTGTTGCCATTTTTTTCACTGCAGTGAATAGATTTTCATATGCTTTATAGTGAAGCTCTGCCGCTTTATAGTTACCTTCAGCGATAATCAAATCTTCTTCTGCTTCTTGGGTTTCTTTGTGATTTTCTGCCCAAGCTTTTCGCTCTCCAGCAGACTTAAGATCCTCATCATAGTTTGCTTCTATAAGTTTCATGTTATAGATTTTCTTAAGATTTCGTTTTGCTTCTTTGTAATCAACCATTGCTTGAGTTAAAGCTGTGCCTTGATTAAAGATCGCAATTGGAATCTTAGTGATGAGAACCTCGACTTGCTGTTGAGTATATGGAATACCATCAGCAACAGTTTCGTCAATGAACTTTTGCTTTAATTCTTCAAGCTGTTTTCGTTGTGTTGCTAATTTATTTTCCATATTAGAATGTTAGACTGAGTACGTCTTTCTCCAAGTGCTTAATAACATTTACCTGATTGTCAAATGATTCTGTAATGTCTGCTAGAACATCTTCTTTATTAATCTTAATCAAATGAAGAGGATATTCTTTTACAAGCGGATTGTAAGAAGCGAAGATCACATAATCAACATCCGCTACGACGAAGTATTGAATAACCTGCCACCAGTATTCAGCTGGTACTTTATTTGTCTTCCAGATTTCAAGGTGATTAACAACCCCTGGGCTCTTAATCTCAACTCCGCCTAAGAATCGAAGTACGTCAGTATTTGTTACAATACCGTCATCATCGACTTCAATCACCGCTGTATTCTCTACAACGAAACGATCAGGAGATAATGCAATACCTTCGTAGTCTTCTCGCTTACAGAAACCAACTTCAATAAGTTTAAGTCCTGTTTTTTCGCTAATCTTTTCAGCGGCTTCTGGTTCAAGGCGATGACCACGATCGCGAGGATCTTCCTCTAGATCATCTGAGTAACCAAGCTTCTCAGCTAATAGACGGTAATATTCTTTCTTTTGGCTTTCTGTAAAAGCAGCTTCGTACATTTCTTCTGGAATCATTGATTCAAGTTCTCGTTGAGATTTTGCTGAGATTTCTTTTTTAGCAGCAGCTAGAAGTTTCTTGAATTCTTTTTCATCAATCTCTTCTGTTTCAAGCTGCTCTAGTAAAGCTTTCTTTTGTTCTTCTAGCAAGTGATTTACGGCGTCAGTCTTGTTAATGACCTTACCTGTTAGAACATTCTTAACACGAGAGCTAGAGATAGTTCCCTTTCGCTCTTGAAACCATTCTTCTGAGTTTTGCTTAAGATTTAAGATAATCATATTAAGATACCGTTTGTGAAAGCTTGGCTTTCATCTCATCTTTCTTTTTGATTACATCTTCGTTAGATTGGATTTCTCGGCGAATTCCAACCCATGCTGTTTGAAGTTCTGCAGTAGACTTTGTATTATGAAGAAGCTCAATAGTATATTCAATCTCTTCTTCGATCTTATCTTCCTTGTAATTTAGGAAG